CCACCCCTATTTGTAACTGTGATAAGTCTTATACCACCATTAATTAATCCAGTAACGGCAGTTGCAGTAACACCAACACCAAGAAGGGTTAAGGTTTGAGTGACAGAAACTGATCCAATTTCACTTCCAGTACCCTCTTCATTAGTTCCATCGAGAGCATCATCAACATCAGGATAACCAGTATCAATAACTTCATCTTCATATCTAAACAACTCACACCTAAGTTCATATGTATAATTTTTCATCAACTGATAAAAAGGTTTTTCATGTTCTACGTATTTAATTTCAAAAATACGTTTACCGAGAGGAAAATAAACTAAGTCACCTTCTTTTGGGCGATTTGCCAACTTAATATTACTTTTTGCTTGAATTAATGGAGTTATATAATTTAAAAATCTTTCTTTAGAAATAACCAAAGTTAATTCATTCAATGCTTGAATTCCAAACTTTGATAGTAAAGTTGGATTATCACCATACCCTTCATATGAACTTACATAAGCCTCTATTGGATAGGCATCATCGAATAAAGATTCAATAACCTCTCTTATAACTGTTTTTTCTGTAATATATTTTCTTGGTAAATAATAAACTTCAACACCATACATTCTGATCTGCTCATTGATCAAATCCTGAACAAGATTTTGCTCACCGCTGCTTCCTTGTAGAAAAAATGGGTTGAGTGCCATATAATTAACCTATCATGTCCAGAGGTGGAAGTTCATATGTATTGGACATCTTTTCCATTAGAATGTCAATCTCTCTCTGAGCATCGTCATACAATTGTCTGCCATTTAGTTCAACTCCTCCAGGAAGTTTAACTCCTTGGAATTTGATTAAATTTTGTCCCCATTGACGTTTTATTAAAGATGTTAGATAAGGTTTTAAGAATGAATCATTCCAAACTCTACTATAATCACCTGGATCTAATGTAGAATAACAATCTATGATGAAATAATTTCCTTCCGTTACAGCTCCCCAGTCAACGTCCAAATATAGTCTATCTTGTCTTTTATTAAAACGAATTTGTTTTTGAGTGGTAAGTAGAAAATCTAAATCTTCCAAGTATGTCTTTACCATCGCATAACTTAAGATTTCAGTTGCTCCCCAGTAGTAAACATCATTTAAAAATAATTGATATTTAACACTAAACATATTGTGGGTAATTGAATTTGCTCCATCGTAATGGAAAATTTTATTGACTCCAATTACTGATGGGGGAACCTGCAAATAATTAGCATTTTCATAATAATTAAAAGTAGTAGCAGCACCTACAATATTCGTAGTAACAGAAATAGTATTGATTCCGACACCACCTGATGGTTTTGCTCTTCCCCTATCAATATCATTTTGAGTTATTTTATATTTAAAGAATGTTGGGTATACGCCATCAAAATGTCTTTCTTGGAAGAACTGAATAGCATCATCCACCAGATCATCAATTTGTTCATCCGCTACGTTAATTTCTAAAACTGGATACCCAAGTTTTCTTTTGCAATAATTTATTAATTCTTGTCTAGTAGATGGTTGAGCCATTTATCCTATCCACTTTAGAAATATTTATAGATTAATCTTCATCAAGTCTTTTACGACTTCTTGTTGCTTCAAATATAGTTTTATATATGATTTTGCAACATTTTTAATTTGATCAATTTCTTCAATTGAATCAATTTCAATGCAAGCTTTCATGTATTCAAAACTTTTAGATAAATCCTCTAACGTAATATCATTTGGATTCATTGACTAAACTCCTTAGTAAATTTTTAATTTCGTCAATATCACCTTTCATGTTGGCAAGATCGCTTTCAAGATTTTGTAATTTTTGACTTTCTTTATTTTTAGTCTCTTTTCTTTTTAAATATTCATTATATTCTGACATATTGGTATTAATAATTGAATTGTTTTGGGGATCTCTAACTAAGTTAGAAAATCCCTCTACTTTGATATAATCCATCAGGCTAATGCAATTACTTTCAAATCTCTAATCCTTGGTGGATATGCTTGATTCGTCGAAGTCAGAATAATTTTAATTCTATAAGAATTAAAACTTGGCAAATCATTAATTGTAAACTTGTATTCTTTAAATTCAAGTGATGGTGTGGCAAATCCTAAAGAAGAGGATTGTGGAATGTATACGTCTGGTTTTCCATTGGAATTGGAAGAGCTAATAATTTGTCCTTTACTATCTAAATTATCCCATCCTGGGAATGGAATAAAGATAGGATCAAAATTTTGCTTATTATCTATTGCATAGAATGCACGAATGTCAGAATATACATTAATATGTGCATCTAGAATAATTTGGATAGATGAGGCAGGATTTACAAGATTTGTTTCTTTTGAAACATATTGACATGATGATGGATCTAAATCAATAGAATTAACTCTTCTATCTGTTGCGTAATTTGTAACAGGACGATCTATTCTATTTGAAGTCAGAATTACACTAGTTCTTTCCAAATCTACAACTGGGCTTACTTTTGAGTCAAGTGTTGACATAATAAGCCTCATATTAAATGATTTATTATTTGGAAGATTAGTTAACTTATAATATTCGTTTACTTGTGAACAAATAATACGAGTGCTATCTAGATAATTTGATTCATTTAAAGAAACGGATTCATATCCCTTATCAGTATATGGAATTTCATTTCCATTAATACTCTTACCAGTGACGGTTCTTATCTCAGAGCTAATACTTGTTCCCCTTACAGTGAGATTCTGAATCATTGGCGTTATCACTTCATATGGCATGTTTTGAGTAGCAAATACATTTGCTCCACCAGTAATCTTAGTTTCATTGAAGTAAAGTTTGGGGAAACTTAATCCATCACTTCTACCAACACCACTACTTGAAGACATGTCAATTGGAAGTGTATATGAATCAAATGTTATTGGAGTAGATCCTGTATAATTTCCTAAGTAGTGAATTTTATTAACTCTTCTCAAAGAAACGCCACCCATTTCATACTTTTGAACTAAAGATCCTACTGGATGATTTCTTGGAATAGTTCCATCAACACCTCTTGCAATAGTTCCTCCAATTTGATTTCCTGATGCTGAAGTATATGAGATAACTTCATCATTTACTAAAACATAACCAACATTGGTTGTACCAATTCCAATATTTTCAAAAGTATTAAAGAGGTTAATATTTTGAACTGATAATGGAGCAACAGAATCGCGTGTATATTCTAATACTAATTGTGTTGGGGGAACATCGGACTCTACACCTTCAATTCTTACGTAATTATCTTTGAAATACATTCCATGATTTTTATGATTAACTGTGATTGAAGTTCCATCACTTACAACTGAAATTCTGTTGATCAGTACATTTCCACCCGTAGATGAATTGAGAGTTGTAACTAAACCGACACTGTTAATAAATCTTATTGTTCCTCCAACTCCAGTTACAAAATCACCTCGAACATTGTCTAAGAGAAGTTCGTTAGTACTAGCTATTGAAACAACAGATAATCTTAAATCTCTTCCCTCTGGAGAAGATCCTAATTGAGTAACGCTTAAAACATCACCCGTTTGATATCCACTTCCACCAGCATTAATAGTTGCTGCAATTGCAACTCCATTTGTAACTGTAATATTAGCAGTAGCATTAACACCTGTCCCAGTAATAGAAGTTAACGCTACTCCAGTAAATGTGTAGGATCCACCCATCGTAAATGATGGAGTATATCCAATTCCAGGATTAATAATTGATAGTGTGGAGAAAGCTGATCCTGCACTTCCTACATAGTTTCCAGATGCATTGGTGTTTGCTTGTAAAACTGTAGAACCTAACAGTAAGTTAGAATCAACAACTGTTTGTGCAAGTCCAACGCGAAGTCTTCTTGAATTTGCAATTAAACTATCTGGAAGTAAATTTGTAATTTGTTTATTTCCTTTTGATAATGGAGGGTTTCTCAAATCAAGAGTTCCATTACTTAGGAAATTTGCTCTATACAATACAAATTTTAAGTCTTCCCATTGGCTAGGATCCCATGTAGTTCCATTTTGAGACTTAAATAAAGATCCAAGATACGGTTGAGTCGAAATAAATTCTTTTGTAATTAGATCATTTTCGCCAACTCTTGAAATAAAAACATTATAAGCAGAAGAATTTGATAATAATACTATACAATATTCCTTTAATCCTTCAAGATAAACAGGAGCATCAAAAGTAAAGGTTGTTGCTACAGATCCGTTTTCTGATAAATTGACTCTATCTGGACGTAAAATAATTTCTGAAAATGGAAGTATTTTGGTTGTTGGAGTTCCTAACTCCACTGTTCTAATTTGTAAAGTCACAGGAACATTTACTGTATCTTTAGTTTTGAAGAAAATATCACATTTAGTTAAGAAAATACCTGATGCGTCATCAACAAAGAAAGATTCCGCAAGAGGATCATAAAATCCAATTTGAACTGTTTCACTAGAACTTGAAACTAATTGTGTTGAAACGAGTTGACTTGTTGTTTGAGAAGCAGCTCTAGACTCTGAAGTTTGAGTAACTTCAATTCTAGCATTTCTTACTGCAAGAATATTTTCTTGGACAACTTCTAATGTTCCTTGAGATGTAAATGATGATTCGGCAAAGGTTGTTGATGTAGGTTTACTGTTTTGTGTATTATTAATTAATGTAAATACTTTAGTTCCTGCAGGGAATTGAGGAAATCCTACAATATCTGGTGGAATAAAGAAACTTCCTCTAACTTCTGCTGCAAAGTCTGAAATTAATCTAACTGAAGTTATTCTTGCTTGTGCTCCACTACTCTGCCCTACAAGGAGCATATCCTGAGATACCCATCCCGAAAATTGTCCTTGAGGTTGACTTGAAAGTGAATATAAATCAACATTTAATGTTGTTGAAGTTGAAGAATAAAGACTAGGTAAAAGTTGACTTGTGTATGGGTTTTGTGGATATATTTCGGTAGGAGCGTTATATGGACCATCGGCATGATTTGGAGATGCTACTCTGAAAGTGATTCCAGGTCTAGTAAGCACCCAGTTATTTGTGCTGGATGATCTTTCATAACCAATTACAGTTTCTCCCACACGGAAGACTCCAGATCTCATTTCAATTTCTAATAATTTTGGCGTACAGAATCTTGTTACGTTAACACCATCGAAGAAAGCATATAATTGAGTAGAGGGTTTTACTCTTTTTCCAATCCAAGTGACATTACGAGATCTCATAAATGGAATTAGATTTCTACTTACCGTTCTATCACCAAGAGAAGTTCTATCAATTTGCTCCACAACAGATGTTCTAGTTCCAGTTCTAGTCGAGGTTCCTGTTAACGTAGTAGTTCGAGTAGTATCTGCCCAAGTATCAACTGTTCTTGTTCCGAAAAGTGGTATTCCATCTCCACCAACCCAATCTCCACCGCTAGTTGTTGTTCTTGTTGTAGTAGTATTTACAAAACTAGATCCTGTCCAAACTGTTTGCCAAGATCCCCATACTGTTGGTGCCAATCCTGTTTGTGGATTTACTCCAAATCTTCTTGAAGCATCAGCCATTACGGAGGCAAAATTACCCTCAGCATTAATTGTTCTCGCTCCAAGTCTTTGTGTAGATACCCAAGTATCTGATGATGGACTAAGTTCAAGAACTCCTTGCCAAAAGGTAATAACAAAAGGAGTTACATTTTCAGTTCGAGTGGCATATTGTTGTTGTAACCATACAACTTCGGAATAATCTAAAGTAACTATATCTCTATTTTTTCTAATATTAATACCAGTTGGTGCAGTATATTGAATATCTGGATTTTGCTCAGAGGAAACAAATTGAGTAATTGTACTTCCTATAGAGGCAACTGGTGCCGCTGTTATATCTAAAGAGTTTGTATAATGTGCTGCTCTCAATTCATTTGTTTTTGGATCAATACTGTTTTTAATTTCAACTCCATTTTCTTGAGCGACAAGAGAAGTGAAGTTATCGACAAAGAATCCAGATTTAAATTTATTAAATCCGTCACCATCTGAAATGAAAAGATTTTCTGTTTTTGTTTCTAGTAAAGATAGTGAAGTGTAATACTCAAGATTTTGAATTCTTGTTTCAAGTTGTCTGATATCAGACATTTGATATCTCTTATATTCTAAAAATCTAAAATCAATATCGGATATGTCGTAAAGATATGCTGGAATATTGGCAGTTGCTATTTCAATAGCATCATCTACTAAAATAGGCCTCTCTGGATTTTCAGATGGAACTCCATATTTAATCTGAAAAACTCCATCTTTTGTTAAGAAAATTCTATCAATTCTTGGTAGATAGAAAGAATAATCTAATGTAATATCTTCATCCGATGCTAGGATGTTGGCAGCAGAATTTCCGTTTTGAGTAAATGTTCTTCCATAGAACTCAAGAGGAGATCTTGCCCCCTCAGATACTGTATAATTTGAAACTCTGGGTCTAATGTCTATGATATCGCTATTTCTAACGCTATCAAAAAATTGAATATCTTTTTTATAATCAAAGTTAGAGTATGAATCTACT